ATCTGTATTGGGTAAAGATATGCACCTGATGCAGTTTCATCCAGAGTACAGTGCAGAAGAAGCTGGGCTAGACTTTTTACTACAAGAGGGGGTCAGTGACCCTGACTTAGAATACTGCATGGTATTTGTGCAGAGGCTCTCAGTGTTGGACGATGCCGCATTGAGTTTAGAAAAGAGTGGATACTACTTGAAGTTTCCGGTAGAAACATTCCACTCTCTTGTTATTGACAGACGGAGATTACGAAATGGTAATGAAGAAAAAGATGCGGGGCGGCGGCATGATGAAGACAGCGGCTAAAAAGAAGATGATGCGTGGTGGTGCCGTAGCCAAGAAGAAGATGATGCGTGGCGGCATGGCGGCTAAGAAGAAGAAGTAATGCCCGTACTACAATCAGGCTCAAAGTTTCGTACAGAGGTAGTTGCGTTAGGTACTACTAACAAGACGAATGTGTACACCGTACCTGCAAACTTCTCTTCACACTTGGAGAATTTGTTTGTAAGTAATAATCACACAGGTAACGTGACTTTGAGCCTACACTTTTTTCATGCAGATGATAATACAGAGTATGACTTGTTGACTGCTCACAATATTGCGGGTGGGTCATACGAGTCTATATTTACTGTAGACAGACCCCTGTATCTTCATGCAGGTGACATTATCAAATGCACAGCAGGTACAGCTAGTAAGCTAGTTGTTACTACTGCCTGTGAAGAATTTTTTGACCCAGCGAGATAGGAGACAGGAGATGCCCCGTGTCACTAAAAAGCCAGCCGCTAAAAAAACCAAAGCCGCACAAACTACAGCGAAAAAGAAACCGACTAGAACGGTTAGCCTTTCGCAAGGCGGTGCGCCTAAGAGCAAATCAAGAGTTAATGAAGCTGGCAACTATACTAAGCCCGGAATGAGGAAGCGGCAGTTCAGTCGCATCAAAGCTGGCGGCAAAGGCGGCGCACCCGGACAGTGGTCGGCGCGTAAAGCCCAGATGCTGGCATCAGCCTACAAAAAAGCAGGGGGCGGCTACAAGTAATAATGAAACACGTCTTTCTCCTGTTTGTCTTTCTTGGCATAGGAGAGGACAAGCGTCAAGTTAGTAAGGATATGTACTTTCGTGACTTGAATGATTGTGTTTGGTATGCACAGAAACTTCATAAGCAGGGTGAGAGTGTGACAGCATACTGCTTACCCGCTACTGTAAACAAAGATATGGAGACTTACTGATGCTTGCCGAATTAGCGGCTGCAAATGCAGCTTTTCAAGTTATCAAACAAGCCGTATCTAACGGTAAGGACATTGCCGCTGCGGGTAGCGCAATTGCCAAGTTTGTTGGTGCAAAGCAAGATTTAGAACGTAAGTCACTCAAAAAGGGTGGCGGCTCTGACCTAGAAGAGTTCATGGCTCTTGAGCAGATACGTGAACAGGAAGAGCAGCTAAAGCAGATTATGATATACACAGGTCGCCCCGGTCTGTGGCATGATTGGCAGAGGTTTCAAGCAAAGGCTCGTGTAGCTAAAAAAGAAGCTGAAGACGAAGCTAGACGCAAACGCAAGCAGTATTTTGAAATAGCCATTATTACATTTTTGCTTATTGTAGGTTTGACCGTACTGGCTTGTTTTGTATTGCTGGCTTTACACTCACAAGGAAAGATATAATGACACTAAAGAAGTCACAGCAAAGTCTCAAGTCGTGGACAAAGCAAAAGTGGCGTACTAAGTCTGGCAAGCCTAGTGCAAAGACCGGTGAAAGGTATTTACCAGAAAAAGCAATAAAGTCCTTGACATCAGCGGAGTATGCTGCTACAACTAAGGCTAAGAGAGAAGGCAAACGCAAGGGGAAACAGTTTGTACGCCAGCCTAAATCTATTGCTAAAAAGACTGCAAGATTTCGCAGAGGCGGGTAATGACCCACGAGATGTTCGCTTGGCAGATATGGAGCCAGATGTTGAGTATCGTGTGTATTTGATTAAGAAGAAATTATGGGAATTACAGAATGCTGACAGCACTGATAGGGCCAATAGCTAATCTAGCTGGCACATGGCTCAGTGGAAAAGTAGAAGAGAAGAAGGCTCAATCAGCCACGAAGGTAGCCAAGGCACAAGCCGAAGCTATCGTAATGCAAAAGAAAGCTACGGGTGAGATTGACTGGGATTTGGAGATGGCTAAAGGTAGTCAGTCTTCGTGGAAAGATGAATGGTTGACCATCTTGTTTAGCATCCCGCTAATTCTAGCATTTATCCCCGGAATGGAAGAGGTAGTAGCTAATGGTTTTGCGCAGCTTCAGGCCATGCCAGAATGGTATCAATATAGCCTTGGTGTTATTGTTGCTGCCAGCTTTGGTGTACGCAGTGCTACAAAATTCTTTGGTAAAAGGTAGTCCTAATGCCGATGTGGAGTATGCACGAGAGAACTACCGAAGAGCAAGCGAGGAAGAACCGTGGCAGAAGTAACAATGGAAAGAATGCTGAAGTGGAAGATACTACCACGTCTGATGATGCTTGGGATGTCCTTATCCGCTTGGCGGGTAGTGGAGTGGTTTATGGCATTGCCAGACCCTACGTCACAGCAAGCAGCACTTGTAAGTGTCGTGACAGGGGCTATGACCGGTGCCTTTGCCGTGTGGATGGGACATGAGAAATGAAATACAATAAAGATGATTTTTTGAATAAGTTGGTTGCCCACGAAGGTTTGCGCCTTGACGTATACAAAGACACGTTAGGCATCAACACAGTGGGCATTGGCCGTAATCTGGATGACCGGGGCATCAGTAAAGAAGAACTGGACTGGATGGATATCCCAAGTATTGACCACATCTTTTCTGACGGCATCACCGAAGCTGATGCTATGTACCTCGCACAGAATGACGTGCAGATAGTCGAACAGGAACTTGTCCGTGCGCACCCTTGCGTAGATGAGTTAGACGCTGTGCGTCAACTTGTACTGATGGACATGGCATTTAATATGGGTGTACCACGACTTTGTAAGTTTGTAAAGATGTGGAACGCTGTCCATGAGAAAAAATTTGATATAGCGGCGAAAGAAATGCTTGACAGCAGGTGGGCAAATCAGGTAAAATCACGTAGTACAAAACTTTCTCATGCCATGCATCACGGAGAGTTTAATGGCTAGACAACTGACAGGAAAACAACAAGCGTTTTTAAATGTGCTTTTTGATGAAGCCGGTGGCAACATGGTTATGGCTAAGAAGATGGCTGGCTACTCAGATGCTACAACCACAACAGAAATTGTCAAAGGTTTGAAGGAAGAAATCCTTGAGGCTACACAAATGTACATGGCGCAGAATGCACCCAAGGCTGCGATGGCTATGACCGGCGCATTGTTTGATCCGACAGAACTTGGTATTCGTGACAAAATGGTTGCAGCTAAAGAACTGCTTGACCGTGTAGGTCTTGTCAAGACAGAGAAGATGCAGGTAGAGGCAAGCGGAGGCGTTATGCTTATGCCGCCTAAAGCTGCTGTGGAAGACGATGACTAGAAGCGTAGGCAAGTGGAAGCTACCACAGCCAACAGACATTAAAGAAGAAAACGAATGGATACAGATACCTCGCATTGCAAGGACTGTACCATTTGGTTACAAACAGAGTGAAGAAGACCCCGACATTCTTGACCCTATACCAGTTGAACTGGACTTGTTAGAAAAAGCCCGGAAGCACATAAACCAATACTCGTACCGTGAGGTTGCGAATTGGTTAAGTGCAAATAGCGGCAGATACATTTCACACGTAGGATTGAGGAAACGGTTAGCAAATGAGCGACAGCGTAAGAACACAGCTAAAAGCCTCCGCAAGTGGGCAGAATATGCGGAAACGGCAATCGCCAAAGCGAAGGCAATTGAAGAAGCAAGAACCGGAGCAAAAACAGCAACCGGAAATACGACAGGTTGAATACGACTCTAGCCAAGCGGAGGAACATGCCAATGTATTGTTCAAGCCTAATCCGGGGCCGCAGACAGAGTTTCTAGCCGCTAGTGAACGAGAAGTTCTTTATGGTGGTAGTGCTGGTGGTGGTAAGTCTTACGCTATGTTGGCAGACCCTCTACGCTATATGGGTCATTCACAATTTAGTGGACTACTTCTTCGTCACACAACTGAGGAACTAAGAGAACTCATCTTTAAGTCGCAGGAGTTGTACCCAAAAATCTGGCCCGGTATCAAGTGGTCAGAACGGAAGATGCAGTGGACTGCGCCATCTGGCGCGAGATTGTGGATGTCATATCTCGACAGAGATGATGATGTCTTGCGTTATCAGGGTCTGGCATTTAGCTGGATAGGCTTTGACGAACTGACACAATGGGCCACACCATATGCATGGAACTACATGCGAAGTCGTCTACGGTCCACTGCACCTGACTTGCCTATCTTTATGCGAGGCACTACTAACCCCGGTGGGCGAGGACATCAGTGGGTTAAGAAAATGTTTATTGACCCCGCACCGTACAACAGGTCTTTTGATGCAACCGACATTGAAACAGGAGAGGTACTCAAGTACCCAGCAGGACATAGCAAGGCAGGAAAATCTCTATTTAAGAGACGCTTTATCCCGGCAAGACTTTCTGATAACCCGTACCTATCTGCAGCAGGCGACTACGAAGCCATGCTCCTTTCGCTTCCTGAACAACAGCGTAGGCAGCTTCTTGAAGGCGATTGGGACATCAAAGAAGGTGCGGCATTTACGGAATTTAATCGTGACGTGCATGTTGTTGAGCCTTATCATATCCCTAATAACTGGGTCAAGTTTCGTGCATGTGACTATGGTTACGGCAGTTATTCTGGTGTTATTTGGTTTGCAGTTGCTCCTGACGAGCAGCTTGTCGTATACAGAGAACTGTACGTCAGTAAGGTTTTGGCAACAGACTTGGCCGAAATAATTTTGGATTTGGAAGCCGAAGATGGCAACATTAAGTATGGTGTTTTGGATAGCAGTCTTTGGCACAAACGTGGCGATACTGGTCCTTCTCTTGCGGAGCAAATGATTAGTAAGGGATGCCGATGGCGTCCATCCGACAGAAGTCGAGGTAGTCGCGTAGCTGGTAAGAACGAGATACACCGACGCTTACAGATAGATGAGTTTACAGAGGAGCCTAGACTTGTATTTTTTGATAGCTGTACAAATGTCATCAGTCAAATACCGTCCATCCCTTTGGACAAGAAAAATCCAGAAGACGTTGATACAAAGTCTGAAGACCACCTTTACGACGCGCTACGGTATGGGATTATGTCCAGACCCCGGTTCTCTATTTTCGACTACGACCCGCACGGGCGACCATCAACAGGTATGCCGGTAGCTGACTCCACATTTGGATACTAAAGGAAAAACACATGGCAGACGACGAAATTATGATTGAAGACGACGCCATTGCGTTGGAAGATACAGAAGATACTGTAGCTAACTCT